AGTGATTGCAGTGGTTGCAGTGGTTGCAGTGGTTGCAGTCGTTGCAGTCGTTGCAGTCGTTGCAGTGATTGCAGTGATTGCAGTGATTGCAGTGGTTGCAGTCGTTGCAGTGATTGCAGTGGTTGCAGTGATTGCAGTGGTTGCAGTGGTTGCAGTGGTTGCAGTGGTTGCAGTGATTGCAGTGATTGCAGTGGTTGCAGTGGTTGCAGTGGTTGCAGTGGTTGCAGTGATTGCAGTCGTTGCAGTCGTTGCAGTGATTGCAGTGGTTGCAGTGGTTTAAGGTGGCAAGGCAATGTCAAAGGAGAGAAAAATAATGCTGTCGAAAACCCTGTTTCTGGGTTCCCAAATGTGCCTATAATAGAGAAGATTCATCAAAAGGTTTACGAAGCAATCAAACCTAACGGTCATTCAAACAAACTTGATATGTCCTCGTGGCATACTTGTGATACTACACATTGTCGGGCTGGATGGGTTGTACACCTTGCCGGAAAAGAAGGATATGAATTGGAGGGTAAAACATCAACCCAATTTGCTGCAATGCAAATTTTAAAAGCTTCATCACCTATAAAAGTTAGCCCACCAAGATTCTTTGAAACTAATGAGGTTGCAATGGCTGATATAAAAAGATGTGCTGAGGAAGAAAAAAACCTTGTTGAAGGAAAAGCCGAATAGCCCCAACGATGATCATTTCCTATACTAAATACCCCTCAGATAAACGGATCGGCTGTCCATGGGTGGCCGGTCCTATTTTAAAATTCAACAATTAATTTAAAATGACAGACCAAAAATTTGACTTATGGGCACTTGTAGAATTATTCGGGCATACCAAAATTGCAGGACGTTGTACCGAACAAAATATTGCTGGCAGTAACATGCTTCGTGTTGATGTTCCTGAAACAACACAACAGCCTTCTTTTACCAGGTTCTTCGGTTCTTCTGCTATTTATTCTATCAATCCTATTGATGAAGATTCTTGCAAGTTCATGGCAGAAAAATTACAGGTAAGGCCTATTGAGTCATGGAACGTTTCTGAGATTGTAAAAAAGCACAATGAATTATTGTTAACGAACGGTAAAACAACTTCTGAGCCGGTTGGCAATGAGTTGGACGATCAAGACCAGGACGATTATTAACCTTATTCCTATTCTATTTAAAAACCAAAAAGGTTTCTCTGATGTACGAACTAAGCAATGACCCCGTCATTATTGTTATTGATCTATTCGGCGGTGGCGGCGGGGATGCCACTGGACTCTTTCAAGCCGAAATTGATGGCCGTATGGTTGTTGTGGTAATTATTTGTGTCAACCATGACAAGATTGCCTTACAAACACACGAGTACAACTATCCACACGTAAAACATTTTAAGGAAGATGTAAGAACAGTTGATCTATCAGAATTAGAATCAGTTGTTGAATTTAATAGAAAGTTATATCCAAATGCAAAGCTTGCAGTGTGGGGCTCGTTTCCTTGCCCACATTTCAGCAAAGCACTTGGAAATAAGCCAAAGGATGAGGGAATAAGAACAATGGCAAAGTCGCTTTACATGAATTATGATCAGGTAAAGCAAAAACACGTTGAAGGAAATAGTTATATCCAGGTATTGAACCCTGATTATATAATAATAGAAAACGTAGAAGAATTTAAGAGCTGGGGGCCATTATGTGAAAAGGGAAAACCGATAGTCAAACAGAACGGAATGGATTGGCTAAGGTGGAAAAAAGACGTGTGCTCATTTGGGTATTTCGATGAGTGGAAAGAGTTGAATAGTGCAGACTTTGGTGCACATACTTCAAGAAACAGACTATTTGGAATTTTTGCTAAAAACGGGCTGCCTATTGCATGGCCTCAGCCAACACATGCAAAGAATCCAGAAAGAGAAGGTTTGTTTTCATCATTGAAAAAATGGAAACCGGTTAAGGATCTAATTGATTTTAACGACATAGGTACCAGTATAATTAATAGAAAAAAACGGCTTGCAGAAAAAACGATTCGTGGAATTATCAAGGGTATTAAAAAGTTTGCGCTCAAAGGAGAGGAATATTTTCTTTTTCACTATTACGGTAATAATTTTTGTACCTCAGTAAATGATTCTTGTCCCACTATAAGAACAAAGCAGTCGGCCTACTTAATACAGGCCTTTATACACAACCCTTCGCATGGTGGCCACTGTACTTCCATAAACAGCCCCTGCCCCGTCATTGTTGCAAGACAAGATAAAGCTCCATTAAGGATTGCCACTTGTATAAAAAAAGATTCAACCATAACAATTGAAGAAACAGATTCAGATGCATACAAAGAATTAAAAACATTGATGATTGAAAACGGCATTGGTGATGTGTATTACAGACCGCTGAGGGTGCAAGAAAAGAAAGTTATTCAGGGGTTCCCCGCAGACTATCATTTATGTGGTAACCAGGCACAGCAGGACAAGCAAATAGGAAATAGTGTCGCTCCCAAAGTTGCAAAGGTTATCGGTGAAGCATTATCGGAAAGTATTATTGGTCATAACAAAGCAAAAGTTGCGTAATGAACACACTGTTTGAAAGAAATATTACTAACTATAAAGATGAGTGGCTTACACCTCCATCGATAATAAAAGCATTGGGAGAATTTGACCTAGATCCTTGTGCTCCTATAAACAGACTTTGGGACACTGCTAATAACCATTTTACTATCGCTGATGATGGTTTGCAAAAGCAATGGTTTGGCCGTGTGTGGTGCAACCCCCCTTACTCAGATAACATTAACTGGCTAAAAAAATCTGTTCATCACGGCAATACAACGGTATTAATTTTTGCAAGAACTGAAACAAAATGGTTTTTTAAATATATATGGGAAGCAGCCGACTCAATTCTGTTTCTTAAAAACCGAGTAAGTTTTTTAACAGATAAGGGAGTAAAGAAATGGAATGCCGGCGCTCCTTCGGTTCTTGTTGCCTATGGTAAAAATAATGTTGATGCAATTGAGGACAGTAAACTACCAGGCAAGCACATTTACCTGAACTATACGCCAATGATCATAGTAGGAATATCTCCTACATGGTTTTCGGTTGTAAGCATAGCAATAAAACATTTTGGTGATGATGAGTTGAAGCCTGTTTATGACTTGGTTGAAATAATGGCCCCCGATAAGATCATAAAAAATCAGCACTGGAAAGCAAAGGTCAGACAACAGGTTCAGGAGTGGAGGAAAAAGAAACCGTAATGGACACAAAGCCTAAATACTTTCTGCTGGTATTTTTTGCAGACAAGCCGAAGGATGAATTTAATTATAAAAGCAAGAAAGTAGAAAAAGATCTTTTTGATGAATTAAAAAACGCTGAATCTGTGGAACTGGATGACGTGATTTATAAAGTGGTTGAAAAAAGAATCACCCGCAACATTATAATAATTGATGTGATACATGACAAAGGACCCGCTGAGAGTAACATACAATGACATGATCGCTGACACTGAGGAAAAACTAAAGTGGATGAAAAAGACTTTTCCTGGTAGGGTGATCGCTGGTAAAATGAGCCAGTGGCATGCTACTCACAGAATTGAAATGGAGAAAACTAAGTTGAAAGTATTTCAGGCATTGAAGGGGTTGAACGCAAAATTTATCATTAAAAATAATAACGATGAAAAAGAAGCCAGCAACAAAAAAGAGGGTTCAGAAAAAAAGAACAAGCGGCAATACCATGAGTTTTTCTTTATCAATGACCCGAACATTTCAAGATCAAACCTAATAATGCATGATCAGGATGATCTAATTGAGCACTTGAAATATTATGTTTTGGATAACCTGTTTGTTGGTGATGAGGTGCAAATAAAAATTGGAAAAACCCAAATGACCGAAAGACAATTTAACAATTTGAAAGACCTAGAAGATTAATTATTCATTCTTAAAATAAAATACAATGTCGAAAATTAACATCACAACTGCCAAAGTGCTAAATGAAGAAGTTTTTGCTTCATGGTGGGAACTAGAAAACGAAAAGAGAGCTGACACAGAAAAAACAATTCATGAGAAACCCCACAAGGACCTGGTTAAAGTCATGAATTCACTTGCCGTTCATGCTGCATTGATCGCTGAATTAATTCCTATTGATGAAATAGATGACATTAAAAAGCCCGATCATCCTGATCTGAAAAAATTTGAAGTAAAGGGGTTCAGCCTAAGTGGTAAAAACGAAGAAAGATTTATTCTTACTTGTCAAAAATCACTTAACAGCGGTGGCAACTTGGGCTTCAATACTCCTTTGAAAAGCTTCGATGATACCAGCGATAATGCCTACAAGTATCTGAAAGAACTAAAAGTGTTGATTGAAAAATGCAAGGATGAGATCACTCAATATTTGAACGGTAAACACGGTGAAGAAGGACAAGGTGATTTATTTAAAGAGAATGCAAAAAAGAGTGAAAACGGTATTCCTACAACCACTGACGGCAAACCCGTAATGAAACCGGTTACAGGCGGCAAGGGCAAAAACAAAAAAGAAAAGGAGCCAGTTAGTTGATCAGTCAACTAACCATATTCTCAACCGGTATTGCTTGCGATATATGCGGTGATGATCCTGGCAGGGATGATAGAAACATGCTTATGTGGAATGGGTTTATTGATTTAGACCTTAATAAAAAAGTTTGTTGGACCTGTCAGGATCTACACTATCGCCGGAAACAAACGGGAACCTATTCTGAGTACCCGTTTCCATTAACTGAAACTTTTATTAACAGGTTTAAAAATTGAATTATATGAACTGGCTGCACACAAGTATAAAATTGCCTTCAAAAAATGTTGATGCTATTTATAAGGGACAGTTGGGTTTGCTGGAAGTCAGAAAGACGTCTGCTATATTTTATGTTACTAATTGCGAACCAATAGAATTTGAATTTAACAACCCTGAATTATACACGATCAGTTATGCAGATGAAACCGAGTTGGAGCAATTAAGGTTATGGAAAGAATCTGCAATGAAGGTAATGCCCGATATGCAGGCTATCGGTAAGGAGCTAAAAATAAAATTGGGTGAATCTATTCACGATAAAATTCTGCCTGAAATTATTAGGCTTAAAGGATTGATAAGAAAGGCCTGGTTTGGCAATGGAATGGATTGTGATTGTCTTGCATGCACGGCTCACTTTAATAATTTCAAAAAGGAAAATAATATATGAACGAAAAAGAAATCATTGAAAGACTGATGGCCAAGGCTGAACTAGCCAGGGAGTCACAGAACTACTATTTCGCTAACAGGAACCCTGTTAACCTTAAGCTGTCAAAGGCAAAAGAATTTAACCTTGACATGGCATTAAAGGAACTTAGGAAACGAGGTTACAGCCCTGATCAATATAAAAAAGAGGATAACAAACAAGCAAACATTTTTTAGATAGAACCTTACACCTGTAATGTTATGGCAGAAGGAAAAAAATCTTTTATTCTATACTCAGACCTGTTACCAACGGTTGAAAAATTAAGTGATAAGAGGGCCGGAGTTTTGTTTAAAACAATACTGCAATATGTAAACGATAAGGACCCTAAAATTTCTGATCTGATAGTTGATATTGTTTTTGAAACAGTGAAGCAATCATTGAAGCGGGACCTTAAAGGATGGGAAGCAAAACGAAGCAAAAAGGTAGAAGCTGGAAAATTGGGTGGTATAAAAAGCGGAGAAACAAGAAGGAACAAAGCAAACGAAGCAAGTGCTTCAAAAAAGGAAGCAAACGAACCTGTTAATGTAAATGCTAATGTTAATGTAAATGATAAAGAAGTATTGCCCACATTTTCAATTGAACATTGTTTAGTTGTTGCAATGAATGATGATCGTTGGGTAAGAGCTAATAAAACCAACAAAATTGAGTTGGAAGAATTTAATAAAATGCTTGAAAGACGTGGAGATTATACTAAAGTTCCTAAAGATTATAAAAGCCATTTTGCAAACTGGAAACGTGCCGGTAAAAAAGATGAGCCACAAATTCAAATAAGCACAAACGGACAATCACACAGAGAAGAAAAAGGAAAAAACATTCTTGAATCGGTAAAATAACAAAATGGAATTAACAAACCTCAATAAAGACAGAAAGCAAAGAAGGAATACAGCCACCGATTTAAGTAGCCTGGTTTATGGTAAAATACCACCACAGGCAAAGGATATTGAGGAGGCTTTACTTGGATCTACTTTGATGCATAGAGATTCTTTTAATGAGGCCGCTGAACTAATAAAAGCTGAATGTTTTTATGTAGATGCCCACCAAAAGATATTCAATGCAATGCAATCACTTTCTGATAAACACCAGCCGATAGACATAAACACGGTTGTTGAAGAATTGAAAATAGCAGGCGAACTTGAAATTGTTGGAGGTCCTTACTACATAACCAAATTAACAAATTCAGTTGTTTCGGCTGCACACAATGAACACTATTGCAGAATAATACTTCAAAAATATGTGCAGCGTGAATTAATACGGCTGTCTGGTGAACTAATGAGCAATGCTTACGAAGATGCGGCAGATGCATTTGAGCTCATGGATGAGGCTGAGGTTATTCTTGGCGGCATAAGTTCAATGCTTCATACAGGTGAAATGATGGGCATTGATACAGCCCTGGTAAAAGCAATTCAAAAAATTGAAGAATGGAGGCAGTTAGATTCAACGATTACCGGTGTGCCGTCTGGTTTTAGTGAGCTTGACAAAGCTACAAGAGGATGGCAAGACACCGACCTGATAATACTTTCAGCAAGGCCGTCAGTTGGTAAAACCGCATTATCATTATCGATCACAAGAAATGCAGCCAAATACTTTCACGAACAAAGTTTAAAAAACCCAGCAGAAAAAAAGCATGTAGCATTTTTTAGTTTGGAAATGGAAATAGTGATGCTGGTCCTAAGAATGTTAAGCGCTGAGAGTGGTCAACTACTACATAGAATTCAAACCGGCAGATTGGATAACGACCAGATGAAAGCATTGTACGTTAACGGCATTCGTAAACTTAGCAACCTGAATATAAAATTTGATGATAGTGCCGGCCTGACAATTCAGAAACTAAAATCAAAAACGAGAAAACTGAAAAGAAAGGGTCAACTAGGAATGATCATTATTGACTATTTGCAATTAATGACCCCGCGGAATAGCAAAGCAATTCGTGAGCAACAAGTATCTGAGATCAGCCGCGAATTAAAACTACTGGCAAAAGAATTGGAAGTGCCCATTATTGCACTGAGCCAAATGAGCCGTGAAATTGAAAAGAGGACCGGCGCCAACAGAGTACCGCAATTGAGTGACTTAAGGGAAAGCGGAAGCCTGGAACAGGATGCAGACGTTGTTTTGTTCTTGTGGGGGCCAGATGAAAAAGAAGTTCAAGATAATGCAGAACTACAGAACAGAAGGTATTTGAGAATAGCTAAAGCCCGTAATGGAATGCTGATCAGAACAGATCTTGAATTTAAAGATGAGATACAGTTTTTCAGTGATCTGAATAAACTAGGGCTTGGCAGTAATTGGAAGCCGGTTGCTGAAACGGGTAATTTGTTTGAAAAAAAAGAGTCACCATTTAACGAATAACTATGAACTGGACAGAAAAACACATAAAGGGGCTTCTACACAATAACACAATCAAAGGTTATTCTGCAGACGTAAAAAAAGAGAACACTCCTGCCCTGCCACAAAACCATAAATCAAAAGCTTTGACCTGGTTGGAGTGGAATCTTTCCTACTGGTGCAACGAACATTCACTTACTCTTGAAAAAGAATATCGCTTTTGTGATCGTGGTTGGAGGTTTGACTTTGCCATTGCAACGGGGTCCTTAAAAATTGCAGTTGAGTTTGAGGGTGGAATATTTAGGCAATATAGCAATCAAAGCGGAGCACATTCAACAGCAAAACTATTTACTAAGGACACAGACAAATACAATAGGGCTTCGGTCCTTGGTTGGAGAGTTATAAGGGTTACTGCCATGAATTACACAACAGTTTTAACCACGTTAAACGAAATGATCAAATGAACCATTCAGTTAACATAGCCCAATTATTAAAGCAACGAAGGTCTGAGGCCGGAATGTCTCAAAAAGAAATTTCTACCAGGTGTGATATTAACCCTAGCACTTATGGAGCTTATGAAGAAGGAAGGGCGACTCCGAACATTCACCTACTAATGAAGATCGCAATGAATTTTGGCTTTACTTCTTTGGACGAATTCTTAGATGATGGGCTTTGCGGAACATTTAATCTGCCAATAGTAAGGGCTTATTACAGTTCGGGTGAACTTGAAAGAAAAGTAATTGATCGCATTTTAAATATTGAAAAATGAAAAAAGACATTAAAGACTATCTGCATTTTTATTTGGGAAGTTGGGTTTTAATAGAAAAATCTAACTACTACTTTGTTCACGAACTTAATCTTCATCAAGGAGAAACGTTTTTACTAAGCGGCTTTTATTTGGGAGCAATAAGCGATCACGGCAATGGCCTGGTAATTAAATTGAAGCTACGACCATTGCCAAGCATGACAGAGCAAGAGGCGGTTGAAATGGCTTCATTAACTGAATGGGAGCCACATTTTAGGGACGTAAAAGTTGAAAGAAACAAAATCACTAATGACATAATTGTTACATGGGACGGAGCAAACGAGTCACGGGATATGGTAAATGCAACAGGCGATCTGTTTTGGTGCTATGAACAGTTCATGTGGTTTCTAAAAAAGGAGTTTGACATTTTTGAATTAATCGAAGAGGGACTTGCTATTGATAAAACAAAAATTTCAGTATGAAAACACCCGCTATTAAATATAAATCTGATACAAGGGGTGAATTGGTCCCAACTGTTATTGTGGAGTTTGATGAGTACCCCGACCTGTGGTTGACAAAAAACAACTATGATGGCATGGGAAAAATGAAAGGCTTAATTAAAAACGGATTTCCTCTAAGAAACATTGTCAAAGTTCATCACGTTATAAAAAACCCGTCTAAATACCCAACAGAAGATTGGCCATAAAACAATAAATCATCATGAAAGAACACCCAATTTTATTTAGCACAGATATGGTCAAGGCAAAGCTTGCTGGCAACAAAACAATGACCAGGAGATTGATCAACCCTCAACCTATTATTGATGATCAAAGCGGATTTGTATTTGATGGCAAACACAGAAAGCAATATGATATTCATAACTGGAAAGATCGGTTCATTGATGATTGGAGTAGATGGATGCCCGGGGATCTTCTTTGGACAAGAGAAAGTTGGTCATACTATACAGACGATGTTGGGAATGATATTCCTGGACTATACCAGTTCAAAACAGATAGTCATATTACCGATGAAGTAAAATTCAGGCCATCCATACACATGCCAAAAGATGCGTGCAGAATTTGGGATGAGATAATCAGTATTAAAATTGAAAGAGTAGCAGATATTACCGAAGATGATGCAAAAAAAGAAGGTGCAAATCGGGGAATATTCCGTGAGGGTCCTAATACAGAAAAAGGAGAGTTTCATCTTGAACATAATATTCATGGAAGCTATAAGGCGGGTTTTGAATTTATCTGGAAAATAATCAATGGGAAAGATTCATGGAAACTAAATCAGTGGGTATGGGTGATTGAATATAAGAACGTATCATTAAACGGACCCAAGCCATGATCACAGCAACAGGATATAGCAAGGACCCATCAATACTACCCGAAGGGATTGCAATAACATTCGGGCAGGAAATGATTGAATTAAATAATGGACTAAAGAATTTACTACGATGGTTCAAGATAGTTATTTCTGATGAAGATGATTACTGGATGCACCGCTGTAAAAATCAGCCAAAGTTTGATGTGCTTCATGTTTACATAATTATTGCAGGTAGATTATATGGTAGGTGCCCGTATGGTGGATTTATAAAAAACAATCCAAAGGCAATGTATGGAAACAATTATTATACGGGATGGACGGGTATTATAATTCCAGGGCCTTTTGAGAAATGTCCATTTGATCGGGAACTAAAAGGTTTCCGAGGATTCAGGTACACAACTAAATTATTTTAAAAATGGAAAAACCATTACCGATAAATATAGAACCATTTGAAACATTGAGGCGCCGGTTTAGTGAAGCTGTTAAAAATTCTTATGACACTTTAAAAATAGCTGCAAACCCTAAAGATAGACCAGGTCAAAAGCCTGAACATGTTTTTGATTTTGATGACGGAATAAGACTAATAATAAGCAGAGACAGGTTTAATGAAAAAGAAGTGCTTCATTTTTCAGGTTCGGTATTGCCTGGATATCCAATTGAAACCGGCCTGCCACCAAGATTATATTTAGCCAAGTTTCTAGGAGAGTGCACAGAAAAAATAACAAAGCTATCGGGTTGCAGGACATCTGATGTAAAACTGGTTGCAATTACACAGGAAAAAGGAATTCCTCATTGGATTGTTGAGCTTTCAAACTTAAACTAAACTTTTTAAAAATGAATTCATATTATATCGTTTGGTCAAACTATGATGGTCATTATCTGGAATGCTATAATGACGAAGATCAGTGCTTAACAAATGTTGCCACAATTCAGGGACTTCATGAGCAGAAAAACAACGGAACGTCTGAGCCCGTGGTTATTTATGGACAGAAAAAAGAGTTTGAGCCAATAAATGTGACAACAAAAATTAAGTGGAAATGAGAGGCAACCCAGGTAAAATATGGGAGATTATAGAAACAGGAAAGCTTGCATTTTCTTACCACAAAGAACAGCAGCGGGAGTTTTTAGAAAAGAAAAAAATCTTAGTGTATATCACAGAGATCACACAGCTTAGTTTATTTTCTGATCTGCCAGATAAAGAGCAATGCAGGAAAGTTTTGAAAGACATTGATAAATTAAAACTGATCGGATTCATTGACTAAAACCTATACCACCGGCTAAACCATTAATTAAAAAAAAGTCCCTCACGGGTCTAGTTGATGGCCTTTCGGGTGGAAGGGCCGGTGGTTTTTTACTTTTAAAATTTACAGTATATGAAAATAGTTTTTTTTGAAAACAAGTTTGGGACAAACTTTGAATTGCAGCCTGAGACAACAGCGGAGGTTGCTACACTTGCCAGGATTGCCAAAAGTTCAAGAGCAGAGAAGCCACAAATAACATTTTATTTTTCCGGAGAGCCGTCTTGCTCAATATGGATCAGGAAAACAATAGAAAAATCATAGCGTAACAGTATTTCAAATAAACGCAATCAATAATGCCAATACTTAACTACACAACAGGAATAGAAGCCTGGAAAACAGTGAATGAAATTCAGCAGATAATGAGCAAACACAAGGTTACTCACTTCTCAATAAAGAATGAGGGGAGTTTTCCGGTTGCATTGTCTTTCACGATCGATTATATCGGCACACCAATGAATTTTCTTTTACCATGCAATCATGCCGGAGTATTAAGATGTTTAAAAGCTGATCGCAAAGTACCCAACAGCAGTAAGAACGAAGAACAAGCTTTGCGTACAAGTTGGAGAATCATAAAAGATTGGGTTGAGTCACAACTTGCAATTGTAGAAGCAGAACTAGCGCCGATACAGGAAGTGTTTATGCCATACCTGGTCATTAATGCAACGGGTGAAACATTATCACAACGAATGTTGAAAGGTGATGGAATGAAGCTGTTAGAATCTTAGCAAATTTTATTAGCATTGTATTTGCTAAATTCATTAGTTTTGTTGAACCCCGTTTTTAAATGTATCCAATACCTCAAACGACAGACTACAGACTGATTGGAAAATTACTACTGATTAAAATGCCCGAGGTGGCCGAGGATCTACTAACAAAACATAATAATGAAACCAGGGAAATGGAAGTTGTTAAGCCACTTGAAACTGATCATGCAAAAATATTTTTATACTTCATACAGTTTTGCAGATTGAAACAAAAAGAGCCCACACAATTCTTTGGTTACTTAAGAGAAAAAATATTAATAGATGCCAGGATGGAGTTTGTTGCGGCACTTCTTCATATTTATTCACCGATCGTTTTTGTGGCTACAAAAGAATTTATGTTTCTGTACCGGAGCAGCATGGCAGAAATGGGATTGATCAAAAGCATTAGCAATGTTTTGAACGTGAGACAAGGCAGCGTTAGTAAGATGGTCCGGAAAATAATTGTGAGGGAGAAAGCTTATGAAGATTTCAGAGAAAATGTAAATGATCTTTTTAAACAGTTATCAAAATGATTCATCACGAAATAATATTAATCTCTAAGGGCGGTGGATATATGAGATGTAAAACACGGCCAATTCACCCAAGGGCCGACGTTAATGGTTACAGAAAATTGCATAGAACCATTATTGAAAATAATTTGGGCCGGTACTTGAATGATGATGAACACGTTCACCATATAGACGGAAACAAGTATAACAACGATCTTTCAAACCTTGAGGTTTTAAATAATTCAGAACACGGCAAGAGACACCACTCACCGCTACCGTTAGTAAATTGTATTTGTGCTGAATGTGGAAGCCATTTTCAAGAAATACCAAGATTTTACAGGCTAAGAATTAAAAGAAATAAGAACGGAAAGCTGTGTTGTTATCGTAAGTGTGCATCAAAATTTCAATTTAAAAACCAGGCCGCGGAGTGTAGCAGTGGCAGCTTCCTTGGCTGACTTCCAAGGGGTCGAGGAGTTCGATTCTCCTCCTCCGCAACCTGGTTTTTCATAGGATGATGAATTTGTAATTACTAACAGAGCCTTAACTTAAAACCCTGCTATTCTTAGCGGGGTTTTTGTTGGTCCTAAATACTAACTTTTTTGGCAATTTGTGGGTAAAAGTGGTAAAAATATTAGCAAAAATATATTTTGAATAAAACTTGTTGAAATCAAAAAAGGGGTTTATATTTACATATCATTTAGCACGAAAAACAGGTAGCCGCCCTGACTAAAAAGAAGGCATCAAAAGTCATGACAACTTCACAAAGAATTACATTAAACGAGTACAAAAAACTCAACACTATCAATGATGCTGCAAAGGCTATTTTGATAGTTCTTAAAACCTTCAACAAAACAGAGGTTCAAGAAGTTTTGCCTATTATTTTGGGCATGGTTGAAAAGCACCAAAAAGAAAACGTTTACCCTGAATTGAACGAACCAGAAAGCATTTTTGAAAACTCAATACTTGAAAGTGAGTACAAAAAATTTCCTGAAAAAATAGTGGTAATAATTGAAACAAGCAACAACCCACACGGTGATTGGGCTTTGACCGTTTGCGATAAAGACGAGCAATTGGGCCAATATTTTTATGACAGCAAAGAAGATGCACAAAAGGACGGCGATAAACTCGAAGAATTTTGTAATGTAACATTTGAATAATAAAAAAACAGGGTACGAAACCTGTCTAAAAAGATCGAATCAAATATGAACAATCAAACCACAATTACAGACATTTTCGGGCCGGTTATCTCTTCTTATTCAAGAAAACAAGCAATTGAGGACGGCTATTTGCACCCTGTTAGCGAACTTTTTCCTAGCGATTGCAGAATTTACAAATACCCTGTTTGCTTCTCTAATGAAGTTGTAAACCTAATTGAAGGTGACAATATGGGGGCATGGGTTTGGGACATTTGTTTTATGTCTGCTAAATGCCCCACAAAACAATTGGACCCGACAAGGCAATTATTCAAAGTCACATTACCAAGAAAAAAAGGGACCACAGCAACAAAAACTTTTGAACTCATGGCTATATGCGGCCCTGATGATAACGCAGCGCCATGCATAACAATTTGTTTTCCTAACGAAGATTAATTAACCGAACATAAAACCGGGGTTGCAAGCCCCGGTTTAAAAAAAAGATTGCATCAAATATGAATAACGTTTATCAAATAGTAACAGACAGAATTTTAGATATAATGAAAACCGGAAAATTGGTATGGGTGAAAAATTGGCAAGCCCGGGCCGGTAATGTGCCGCAAAATTTTGTATCTAAAAAACATTATAACGGCATAAACTTTTTGTTTCTCTCTTCGCTGCCATATTCAAACCCGTATTATTTGACATTTAACCAGGTTAAAAATTTAGGCGGGCATGTAAAGAACGGAGAAAGATCACAGCCCGTTATTTTCTGGAAAATAAATCAATATTCAAAAGATAAAGGTGACGGGACACAAGAAACAAAAAATGTACCTCTATTAAGATACTACCCTGTTTTCAATATAGAACAGACCGAGGGCATTGAATGGAAAATGCCAGACACAGCACCAAAGACAGAACACGAACGAATTGAAGCAGCCGACAGTGTAATTAATAACATGCCACAAAGACCAGACATTGAATATTCAGATTTTGACCGGGCATGTTATAACAAAGTAAAAGATCTGGTCACAATGCCACACTTGCAATATTTCAAAACTAATGAGGCATACTACTCAACATTATTTCACGAGTTAGCACATAGCACCGGGCACGTTACAAGATTGAACCGTGAAGAGCTGCAAAGAGTTTCAATGTTTGGTAGCGAAGATTACGGTAAAGAAGAGTTGACCGCTGAACTTTCGGCAAGTTTTATATGTGCTAGAATAGGCATTTCAAATGTTGACAATCTTAGAAACAGTGCAGCCTATTTGCAGGGTTGGAGTAAAGCGATAAAGAATGACCCTAAAATGTTTGTTCATGCAGCGGCCCGGGCACAAAAAGCAGCCGACTTTATTCTAAATGAAAAACCAGAAACCGGTATTGATCACGAATAAAAAAACTACAATGAAAAAATTAATATTATTATTTGCAGTTGTCATTGTCCTGGTATCATGCCGGACAACAAAAGAGCCATGCGGCAACCCTGCAAAGTGGGAAAGAAAGCATTCATTCAACAAATAAAATCTTTATTAATAAAAAACCGTGGCGGGTCGGTATATACCCGCATCAATTTTTATGAGAAAACAAAAAAACAGTGGTAAGCAAATAGAACCACACAAAGAAGTAAGTGCAAGCATTCAGGCAGCGATCAAAGAAGTTGCAAAAAAGTACAGGCTGAAAGATATGGAAGCAGCCATGTTGTATGCCCTTAAAGACAAAGACGTTGATTATGAAATTAATTATTCAGAAGGGTTGAAGAAAAGCATTTTTGAAAAGCTTGACAACCATAGCTGGTTTGATTATGATGATAACACAAAGAAAATTTTAAGTGAATTGGCAGTTGAGTTTATTACAAAAGTTGATGCTCGTTATGCAACCAGGAAAAACGTTAAGAACGGAACTGATCTTTTTCCTTCTCAGGCTAACATACCAGAATTTAACCCCGACAACATACAGGCAGTTAAAATAAATAAACCAAAAATAGTTAAGCCACAACCGGCACCCGTTAAACCGGCTGAACCATTGACAAAAGAAAATGTAAAGGGTGAATTTGATCGCATTACCAAGCTAATAAAGGGCACTGATGAAATGGTTTTTGAAAGTTGGGGGCCTGATGCAATCACCCGTAAATGGGACAATAAAAATTTGATCACAGTATCTTTTGACGTTGACGGGTTTTTGTTTGCTGGTACTGTATCGGTAACAAAATTGCACGACCGTGGCACGTTTACCGTCTCATTGCTGACAGGTAAAAAGAAACCGGCAAAGGTCCAAAAGATCGTTGAGAAGGTAAAGGGCGAAGATTTAAACGGGCTTATTGATATGCTGGTAGAATGTGACAGCTATGATAAATGGCAAGAGAAAATGAATGAGACGTATAATGTAACAACCGAAGAAAAGAAAGCGGCCTAATTATTAATCGGGGGGCCTTCGGGTCCCCTTTAAAAAATACTATATGCTAAAGACGATTAAATGTGAACAAACCACAGATGTAAAAGCACTTCAAGACGCTTATTCTGAATTATGGAATGCTGTTGAAAACGGAATTAACAGCAGCAACTTTTTTCTACTAAGGGCAAAGTTAAGGCGTTTGATGATGATTGAACCAAAGCCGAAAAATAAAGTTTGTAAAAAAAGTCAAAAAAGAAATGAGCAACATTGATAAAAAAAAGATTCGTGAAGTGTTGACAGAGTTTTTCAACACTTCACCCTGGCAAAGGCATGAAAAAGAAAAGGAACGGAAACAGAACTTGAAAGATGCCGGTTTTTATTTTATGCCAATAGGTGAACGAGCTGAATTTTATAACGATGTAAAAGCCGAGGTAAAGACAAGCACCAAACAAAGATTTTGAAAAAGACAAGTGAACATATTACCTTTGAATCTATGGGCACAATAGATCGTATAACCGAAGAATTTTTGTTTGTTGAGAACCCTGAATCAATGCCTGGTCCTGGCCTGATCTTGCAGACGAAACCACCCTTTTTATTGGGCAAGGTTGTGAACTTTAAGACTAGAGAAGAGATGAAAATTTATTTGACCAGGAAAGGCGGTTTAGGATTTATAAAAAATTGTCCTGGTTATTTGGTATGTGTTATACCTATTGAGCCTTTGATGTATTCGGAGACAATAATGAATAACGAAGTTATACGGGCCTATGAAGGCATGGCCAACTTTTATTTAGAAAAAAAAATTAAGAGAAATGAAGGGTACTACAAAAGGTATAGAGAAAAAACTGATAGCTGAATTTGAGGAGGCGCTACTACCAATCATTCAAAAATTTGTGAATGAAACCGGTATTAGAATTGCAAAAATTATTGTTTTTGATGCCGAAGAATTGAGCCCCAAAAGAATAGATATTGTTACACTTATGACAATGCTTAAGCAAAATGAAGAAGAAAGAAACAAAAAAGCCTGATGGCCGTGGTGGTGCCAGGAAAGGAGCTGGAAGAAAAAGCAGCGGGAAAAAGTATTTCAGTTATTTTCTTGATGAGAAGATCGGTAATGCAGTTTCTAAGCAGGAAAACCCATCGCAGTTTGTTGAAGAAGCTATTAAAGAAAGGTTTGAATTAGATAAACAGAATAAAAGGTATAAAGAAAAATTGCCTCGCATCGTATTCACAACAGGTAAATAAATATTTTATGGAAACAAATGAAGTGATCGAAAAAAAGAAAAAACTAAAAAACGACATTGAAAGCCTAGTGGCAAAGTTTATCGAAGAAACAAAAACATACCCAAGCGTAAATGTTGAAGTTAATACACAGGAAATTTTTGTTGAGGATAGCAAGAACCCTGCAGACTTTGTTACTTCGGTAAAAGCCAACATCACCCTAAGTTTATGACACTAACCCTTTCAATTAAAGAAGAATTTTTAAAGCAATTGATAGCTGGTACCAAGAAAGAAGATTATAGAGAGGCAACACCATACAATATCAGCAAGATTTGCGACACTGATAAAGATGGTAAGATCATAGGCGTAAGGGCATTTGATCGAGTAAGATTCTTAACTGGTAAATACACAAAAGGTAAAGCCAGGCCTTTCGCAGAATTCGCCATCAAAGAAATATTTATTGAAGAAGTAACGGATGAGCAAAACAACCCCTGTTTTGATTTTACTATAAAAGTTAGTAATTTGCTTGCTGACAATTTTAGTAAAACTATTTCTTCACCCAAAATTTAAAACGAGTCAGACGTAATCGTAGAAGGTTGGCCAGCGGCATCCGTCAGGATTTAGCACGTTTATCACGTCAGCGTGGTAGAGGTGTAACAAGGGCCAGAGGCTCATCCGGTGGATAATGCTCCCAATTAAACAAACTAACGAAGTATTGTCTTTCATTAGAAAGAGAACTAATGAGGCAATACTTTTTTATTCTTGTGGCAAAGACTCGATCGTATTGCTTGACCTGATGGCACATAAATTTGATAAAGTGTATTGTGTCTTTATGTACCTGGTTAAGGATCTGGAACACATTAATCGATTCATCAATTTTTCAACCAGCCACTACCCCAACGTTGAATTTATGCAAGTCCCACACTTCAGACTTGCAACGATCTACAAACACGGCATTTACTGCAAGCCGAATAATAATATAAAAAAGGAAAACAAACTTTCTGACATTGATCAGTATGTAAGAATTAAAACCGGCTGCAATTGGACTTTTTACGGATGGAAAAAAGCAGACGGATTACACCGGCGCCTTGCCTTAAATACATACCTGATGGAATCGATATCGTTAAACACACAAAAAGTTTACCCGCTATCTACCTGGACAAAGGCAGATGTTTTGTCTTACGTCAAACAACACAAGCTGCCCACTCCTATTGCTTACGGTAAAAAAGCAAGCAACGGCGTTGGACTAGATCTTGACTGTTTTTTGTGGATGAGAAAGAATAGCCCGGGCGATTTGAAGAAAGTAATTGCAGCTTTCCCATTATCTGAATCAATTTTATATGAGCACGATAACAAAATTCCAGACAGAAAGCGTGTTGATCAACAGAAAAAAGATCAAAAACGCGCCTTACAATCCGCGAATAATTAGTGATAAAGCTTTTAAGCTTTTAAAAAACAACATCAAAAAATTGAAGTTGATGGGTGGCCTTGTTGTGAACAAAAGAACAATGAAACTGGTTAGTGGGCACCAAAGGTTAAAAGCTTTGGATGCACTTGAAAAGAAAGACGATTACATGGTAAGGGTTGAAATGGTTGAGCTGACGGACAAAGAAGAAAAGGAGCAAAACATTTTCATGAACAGCGCCACGGCACAAGGTGAATTTGATTACGCAATGTTGCAAGAGATTTTGCCGGACATAGATTACCAGGCCGCAGGCTTTGACGAAACGGACCTGAACATTATTGGAGTTACACTTTATGAAGAAGAACAGCCCGAAGAAAACGAAGCCCTTGATGAAATAAACCAGATCAACAAAGTTTCTGCAGAAGATCGAAAGGCAAAAGTAATAGCTGAGAAAAAAAAGTATCAAAAACAGTTGGGAGAAAAGCACGAAGGCGAACCAATTGTAACACTTACATTCTCTAATTACAAAAACAAACAGGATTTTATGAGTAGTTTTGGCCTTGAAGAAGATGAAAGATTCATAAAAGGAGAAATATTTTCCAAAAAGATCAAGATTATTTCCAAATTTTAGCAATTTAATTCCAGAAACAACATTATTTGACCTTTACAAACTGAACAGACATAAAAAAGCCAGACAAAAGGACGTTCAAAAAGATAATGGAAGCCAAGGGCGGCAATCTCACTGAGGTTGCCAGGGCATTATCTGTATCAAGAACTACGGTTTATGAATGGATTGAAAAAGATAAACGTTTCAAGGAAATTCATAAAGAATCAAAAGAGGCTTTACTTGATTTTACAGAAAGCCAGACAAAGATCTTAATTCAAGGTATTCCAAAGTTAGAAGTGGATCCAGCAGACCCCGAAGGAAAAAAAATGAAACGTGTTGGATGGAAAGAAAGGCCTGATACAACCTTGATCATTTGGGTGCAGAAAACATTAGGTAAAGAACGTGGATATGTTGAACGATCTGAGCTAACAGGAAAGGACGGAAAACCTTTGGTGCCTGAAAAGAAAATTGACTATTCAAAATTATCTGATAGTGCTTTAAAAGAAATAATAGAGGCAACGAGTCAAGACGAAGGAAAATAAAATATTATCCAATATCGACCGCAATGCTGCCCTTGCTGAAATGTGTAGGCGCAGCTTTTACTTTTTCGTTCAATACTTTTGGGACACTATCATTGCTGAAACTCCGGTTTGGAATTGGCATATCAAATATATCTGTGAAGAACTGCAAGAGGTTGGAAAACGTGTTTCACTATTAGACAGGGGCAGAAAAGATGCGGAAGGGAAACCGATTTTTGAAAGACTGCCTAAAGAATACGATTACTATATTTTCAACGTCCCACCTGGTTCAAGCAAATCAACGATCATTTCTGAAATGTACCCGTTATGGTGCTGGACGATCGATGCGACACAAAAGTTTATTTGTGGGTCCTACTCATCAACAGTAGCGGAGGACATTGCTCATAAGTGCTACAATATTTACCATTCAGAGAAGTTTGCAAGGGTATTTCCTGACTTAGTTGAAAATGCATTCGGGGGTAAGACACATTTTCACAACGGCCTTAAAGGTGAAAGATATACTACATCAAGCGGAAGCATGATTCAGGGTGTGCACGCTCATCAAAAGCTATTAGATGATATTATTGGACGTGATCAGGCCCATTCAAAAGTAGAAAGGAAAAAAGTAAACGATTGGATGAGTGAAACAATCAGCACCAGAAATGTTGATGCAAATATTTCGGTTACAATTTTGGTAATGCAGCGGCTACATGAAAACGATCCAACAGGGTATTTACAAAAGAAGCCAGGATTAAGAATTAAACGGGTAACTATTCCAGCAGAACTATCAAAAGATGTTCAGCCAAAAGAGCTTTCTAAATTCTATGTTAACGGCCTGTTTGACCCTATCAGAAAGCCAAAGGAAAGATTGATAGTTGAAAAAGCGGAGTTAGGAAGTTATGGTTATGCCGGGCAGATGCAACAAAGGCCAGCTCCTGAAGCCGGAGGAATTATAAAAAAAGAATGGTTCACTATAACACAACGGGCACTGCCTATGCCGGTGGAAGCAACCATTAATTTTCAGATGGACACCGCATACACTGAAAAGACTGAGAACGATCCAACCGGTATGATTTCTTATTACAAACTGAAAAATGATTTATACATAACACATGCGTCAAGTGTTTATAAAGAATTTCCTGCATTGATCAGGTGGATGCAGGAAATTCTTTATAAAC